CGCCCATGAAGGTGATCACGCGGCTGTGGTGAACCTGGACCGACCCGCGCTGGCCGCCCGCAAGGTTGTAGTAGGTCGGGAGGTCGAAGTTCCCGTCCGGATCGTAAGGGTCCCACTGGACCGTCCCGGCCGTCAGGCGGTTACGCGGCAACACCAGGACTTGCTTCAGGTCGCCCTTGCCGTTGATCTGGAGGGGCCGCATCAGGTCCGAGGCGCCATCGTCCAGGACCAGGCCGGACCCGCCCCGCAGCCTGGCCCACCAGATGGCCTTATGGACCTTCTGGCGGATACCCAGGCGCTTCTCCTCGGCCTCCATGGTGCTGATGTCCTTCCGGTCGACCTGGAAGGTCCGCCACTCGCGGGTCATGTCGAAGGCCGGGATGTCGACGATCTTCCGGGCGATCCAGTCGCCCCGATAGGCGTTGTCGCATTCCTGCTGGTTCATCAGCTGGAGGACGAACTGGCGATGGGCCGCCTTGTCCTTCCCCCAGGCTCCCAGTCCGGAGACCAGGTTCAAGAGCGTGTCGCGGATTTGCATTTGGTCCTCGGTCTAGGGGTCAGCTGACGCCCGAAAGGTCATAGATGGTCAGGGACGATAGCACACGGATCAAATCCGAGAGCGCGTCGACGATGTCGTCATGCTTGGCCCCCGGGAAGTTGCAGACTTCGTCCAGGAAGACCTTGTTCCACGGCCCCCGAACCAGCTTGATCTTCCCGAACTCCGCCTGGGAGGCGGCGGGGCCGGCGCGGACCTCTTTGTCGCCCGAGACGATCTCGCTCTTGACCGTATAGGCGGCCAGCAGGGAGACCAGGAACTCGATCTGGAACTTCGCGGCCTGGCCGGGGTCCTGGGGGATGGTGATCACGGTCCCGAACCCGTCCTGGCTGGCCGTGTTCTTGATCGTCGAGGCGATCTTCCCTGGCGTATCCCGAAGGTGAACCAGGTCCGTGATCCAGAAGGTGCCATCGGAGGTCCGCTTGCCCTTCAGGCCGGCCGTCCAGTCGGGGTCCTGGGAGGCTTGCTTCTTCTTCGTGCCGGCGAGGTCCCAGGAGCGCGCGTCGCGGCCGCCCATCGGGACGGCGTCGACGATCTCGAACCAGTCGCGCTTGAACAGGCCGCCCTCGCGAGGCGTCGGCCGTTGTTGCATCTGGCCGGCCACCGCATAGGCGGTCATCTCGCCCTCGGTCCGGTCGACGGATTCGCGGTCGAAGCGCTCCTGGAAGAGGAGTTCGCCGTCATAGACGCGCCGATCCCGGAGGAGTTCGGTCCCGTCCTTCTTGTAAACGATGCATCGGCGGTCAGGCTCGAAGCGCATCGGCATCATCAGATGGGAATAACCCAGCTTCTCCGAGAGGATCATCCCGGAGACGTCCTCTTCGTGAACCCGCTGCATGATGACCAGGATCGCGGACTTCTTCGGGTTGTTGAGGCGCGTCGGGATGGTCTCGCGCATCACGCGGACGGTCTTCTCCCGGCTGACCTTGCTTTCCCCGCCCTCGATGCTGTGGGGGTCGTCGACGATGACCCAGTCGCCCCGGTCGCCCGTCAGGGATTGCATCGGCCGGCCCTTGCGCCAGCCGGTCCGGTTGTTCTGGAAGTGGTCCTCGGCGCCTTTCCCGATGACCTTCACATGGGGGTAAAGGTCCGTGAACCAGTCGGAGGTCACAAGGGCCTTCATCTTCCCGGTATCCCGGACCGCGTGTTCTTCCTTGAACGACGTCCCCAGGATGCGGAGCCCTGGGCGCTCCAGCGGCCCCCAGCCATAGGCCGGGAAGAAGACGCCCGACATGAGCGACTTCATCATCCCGGGCGGAATGTTGATCAGGCCGCGAATGATCTCCCCGTCCGCGATGGCCTGAAGGAACTCCGCGATAGCGTCGAGCGCCCAGCCCCAAACGAACTCGGTCTCCGGCTCCAGGACGTGCCAGCCCTCGCGGACGAACCCCGGGAGGGTTTTGCATCGCTCCCGGATTTCGTCCAGCTGGCCGGCGCGCTCCTTCCGCTCGCGCTCGCGCTGGCGGCGTTCGGCGTCGCGCGCCAGGACCTCTTCGGCCTTGGCCCTATTGGAGGGATCGAGGCTCCATTGGAGCCAGGCCATCGGATCGTTGAGCGGAGACGATGGCGAGGAGGGCGTCGAGCGATTGCCGCTGTTCATCGGTCAGGCCCGCGAGGAACTGGGCGAAGGAAACCGGATCGAAGAGGGGTGCATCGTTCTTGCCCGTCAGCTGGAGTTTCGCCCCATAGCCCCGGTCGCGGGCGTGGTGGTCGAGGAAATACTGGGTCCACTTCATGTCCCCGTTCATGACGGCCTGGAAGAGGTTTCCCTCCGCGATGTCCTTCAGCTTCGAGAGCGCGCCAGCCCGGAGGTCCTGGAGATCGGGATGCTTCCGGAGCCAGTAGTCGAGCGCCTGGGGCGTCACTTCAAGCTGCATCGCGGCTTGGGTCCGGAGCCCGCCGTTCTTCGTCAGGGCCTCCAGGACCCGGGCCTTCGTCAGTTTGGTCATGCGCGCGCGAGGGTAAAATGGAAAATCGAGGAGCCTGACCCTACCCCTTCGCCCCCTCTCGCACAAAGGATGCACTTTTCTTGTTGCTGCGCTCCTCCGGGCATGGGAGAAAGATGCATCAACCCGGCGCCAACCGGACCAGAGCGAGACGAGACGATGATCCAGCAAACCGAAACCCACACCGGCCCAGCCTTCAGCGTCGAGGCTCGCGGCGTCTCCTACTATCTTCGTCGCGACACCCTGGGTCGCTGGGAACTATCCTCGCAACGGTTGGCGCTGGTCGCGGCCCGGATGGGCGGGACTGTTCGCCACTTCTCGGACCTGGCCCAGGTCGAGGCCACGGTGAAGGCCTTCCGGGGGCTGGGCGCTCTGGTCGCCCTGTGATCGTCGAGCATGAGGACCGGGTTACGCCCTGGTCCTCTTTTCCCCATCATGGGAACGCCCGGGTCCGCATCTGGATCAGACGGACCCCCTTCGGCTTCTTCCAGCGTCACGAATGGGAGCGCGAGGACGGATCAATCTGGTTCGAGAACTGGATCGTCCATCCGGGACGGCGATTCCCCGAGCGGGCGGCTCCCGCCGATCACCCGCCAACCGGCCTAGACCTTGCGGTTCAGGCCCTTGAGGCCATCGAGGCCGGCCACAATGACGCCCGAGGACTGGCGCGCGAAACTCTCGCCGCGATAAAGGATGCACTTTCCCGTTGACTGCGCCTCTCGGAGCATGGGAGGGATGCACTTGTCAGCCGGCGCCAACCGGCCAGGAGAGACCAGACCATGAAGACCATCGAGTTCTTTGTTTCGCGCTCCGGGATCGTCACCGTTGACGGTCTGGAGATCGGTCGCTTCGTCGACCAGGCCACCGGCGCCGACATGGCCGTCCGGTTCGCCCAGGATCAAGACGCGCTCTATCGCATCTTCTACGTCTGACCATCAGCCCAGCCGGCGCCAACCGGCCTAGATCGAGACATCCGATGAACCTTCGCTCTATCCCCGCCTTCGCGATCCATGACGCGGACCAGACGCTCGAAGCGAGCCTGGTCGTCGACGATGCACCCGACGCCCTGGAGACTGATCCGCGCGTCTCGATCCTAGACCGCCACTATGGGGTCAGCATCGGGATCAGCCTCTCCGACCTTCGGCGCCTCATGCTCGCCGTCGAAAAGGCGGCCGATCTTCATGGCTGCGCCCCAGGTCGGACGTTTGGTCCCCGGCGTCGCCTAATCCGCCCCAAAAATCGAACGGGGGCCTTGCCCCCTTTACCCCCGCCCTATGGTTCCGGCCGCGCGCCGGGAGGAGAGATCATGACCGAGAGCGTCATCATTCAGCCGATCACCTTCGGCGCCGACGGCTGGCGCAAGACGACCGTCACGCGCCGCAGCAACGGGATCGACCAGGACTGGCCCCGCTGGGAGCGGCGGGACGGACACTGGCGCGTCGAGGAAACGTCCTTCAACGTGGCCCGGCCGTTCTATGTGATGCACTCGACCAGCGGCAACCATTGGGCCTGCACTCACTACTTCCGGAACCGCTTCGGTTCGCCCGAGGCCGCCATGGCTGCGATTAACGAACGCTTCCCGCTGGAGGGCTGACCATGAAGGTTTCGCCCGAGACCTGGGCGGCCCGCAGGGTCGTCCTTAAGGCCCTGGCGGACCAGGGGATCACGCTCGCGGTCCAGGCCCAGGCGTTCGACGTCCCGAAGGAGACCGTTCGGGGGTGGCGCCGACACCTGAACCTGACGCCCGGCCGCGAGCGCTCGCCCGATTGGACGCCCGAGGAAGACATGATCGTCAGGACCGCAACCGGCATGACGGACGCGCGGTGCCAGCTGCCCGGCCGAACCCCCGAGGCGATCAAGTCGAGGAAGCGCGACCTTGGGGCCTTCTGGCCTCGGATACTGACGGCCGACCGAGAGGTCCAGCTGGCGAAGGTGCGCGCCCGGGCGGATCGCGAGATCATGATCCCCCAGGAGGGCGAGGTCTGGGCCGAACTGGTCGCCTATGGGGTTCGGGTCTCGAACCAGGGGCGCGTCGCCAGCCGGCGGACTTGCCTTGTTCTGGAGCCCTATAAGAACAAGGTTTCCTGCTGGTTCGAGGGGCGGCGCCGATATGTCACCACCCGGACCCTGTTCGCTCTCGCGTTCGGCCAGGACGCCGCGCCGCCGCTTCACCCCAAATACTGGACCGAGGCGGAACTCTCGATCATCCGGCGATCCCGAACCTATGGCGAGGCCCATTCGCGTCTCCCCGGCCGGTCGCGCGCCGCCCTGATCGCCAAGGCTCACTCCATCGGGGCCAAGCTGGAACGCTCGCCGCCGACCAGGCGGGACGATCCGCCCGCGCGGCCGCACCGCGACCGCCTCTGGTCCGAGGCGAATGCGGCCGTCCCCAGGGGCCTTCCGGATCATGTCCGCGACGACCTGATCATGGACATGATCGTCATGCGCCTGGAGGGCTTCGAGGGCTCGATGGCCGAGGCCTTCAAGGCGGCCCGCCGCGCCTATAACCGGATGACCGGCGCGTTCGTCGAGCGCTCGGCCTTCGACACGATAGGCGGGACCGAACTTCGGTTGATCGACAACATCGAGGCCGGCGCAATGGCCTATATGGGATAGGATGCACTTTCCGCTTTACTGAACCCGGGGCGCATGGGATGCACCCGTCAGGGCCGCGCCAACGGCCAGGAGATCGAGACATGGCGGAGACGCCCAGCTTCCACAATGACGCCGCCTTCGGGCTGATCTGCCCGACTTGCGGCTCCGACCAGAACGGCGTCTCGGACTGTCGGCCGAACGTCATCGGCTATCGTCGGCGCCGGCGTTGCTTCGCCTGTCAGGCCCGGTTCACGACTTACGAGGTTGTGGTCGACGGCGACGCCCCTCTGGTCATTCGGGGCGGGCGGACGTCGCGCCCGACGCTCGAAAGCCTCGCGCCCTATCTTCGCCGCCTGGAGGCCGAACTGGTCTCGGGGATTGGCGCGCACATCGATCGATTCTTCGTCGGCATCATCAGGAAGGAAGACTGACCATGGCGGACCACTTCGACAATCCGGCCGGCGAGGACGTCGAGCGCTTGGACGAACCCGCTCTCCGGGCGGCGGTCCGATTGCAGGACCTATCGGCCCCCGAGGGGACGTGCTGGGTCCAGGGTCGACCCTATCTGACCATGGCGGGGATGCTGGAGATCGCCGCTCGCTTCGAGCGCGAGGGAAACCAGGAGATGGCCGACCTGATCCGCCAGCGCGTCGAAGGGCGGCGAAAACAGGCATACGAACGCCTCTTGGCGCGCGGCCTGACCGGAAACAAGGCTGGCCTGGTGGTCGTCGATCAAATCGGCGCCGCCGTCCCCGACACCGACCGCGACCCCATGCCGGGCCATGTCCGCTTCGCCCTGATCATCTTCATGGCCGTGGTCGGCCTGGTGATCAGCGCTCCCGTCATCCTGCGCGAGACCATCGCGTTCTTTTCGAGGTTCTGAACCATGATCGCCCGAGATTTCGAGACTTGGCGGGCCGACGCCTGTCGCCTGCTCCGCGCCCGCTACGGGATCGAGACCGAGGGGGTCGGCCTGGACGATCTCCTGGAGCAGGGCCACAAGGCCAAGAACTCGCCCGAGACCGTCGTTGAGCGGATCGGGAAGAAGTTCGGCCTGGCCGACCTGGAGGCCTGGACGCACCGGAACGACCCGCCCGAGGCGTCCTGATGGCCCGCCAACCCGTCCAGAACATCGAGCCGATCTGCATCGAGTGCGGCAAGCTGGCCGAGCAAACCGACGGCCGGCCGATCTATCCGGACCGGCCCGACCTCTGGGACCGGGTCTATTTCCGGTGCGAGTGCGGCGCCTACGTCGGCGCCCATCCGGGGACCGACATTCCGCTCGGCTATCCCGCCGGCCCTCATACGCGCCGCGCCCGCTCCCAGGCCCATGCGGCCTTCGATCCCCTCTGGATGCGGAAGGCCAACCGGGACAAGATCGGCAAGGGGAAGGCCCGGGGCCTGGGCTATAAATGGCTCGCGGAGCAGCTGGGGATCGAGCCCGCCGCCTGCCACATCAGCCACTTTGACGCCGCGACCTGTCAGAAGGTCGTCCGGCTCTGCATGGGAGACCGTCGATGAACATCTATCGTTGCCGCTTCACGTTGATCTGTCCAGCAAACGGGATCGCCGTCATCTATGCGCTGGAGGTCGAGGCCGTCCACATGATCCGGGTCGAAGCCATACAGGCGGCAATCCTCGACCTGGGCGAGACCGGCTTCCATGAAGACGCGGCCCACAAGCTTTTCGTCGCCTTGGGCGGCCGCCAGACGCTCCGCGCGCATCACCACGGCGTTGACATCGAGACCTTGCGCGGCTGATGGACCTCTTCGCCACCCGGACAGGGACCCGGCGGAACCTCCAGCTTATGGCCGCCGGGGGATGGTCCCTTCTCCTCAACCCCTTTTGCGACCTCTCGCCCTTGCCGGAAGTCGTCCTCGAAGACGGGACCGTCTATCGGTTCAAGAAGGCGTTCGACAACGGCGCCTGGACGGCCGACCAGCAAGGCGTCCCGTTTGACGTCGACGCCTTCTGGCGCGGTCTGGAGCGGGTCGCGGAGGGTTGCGAATGGATCGTCGCTCCAGACATCGTTCGGGGCGGCCTTGCGAGCCTTGATCTCTCGCTGTCGTTCCTTCCAACCCTCCTTCAGGTCGGCCCCACGGTGCTGATCCCGCTCCAGGATGGAATGACCCCCGCTCATATCGAACCGATCCTGGCGTCCCATGGGAGGAAGGTCGGGCTCTTCATGGGCGGATCAACCGAGTGGAAACTAGCCGAGATGAAAGCCTGGGGCGTCGTCGCGGCCCATTGGGGCGTTCACTATCACGTCGGCCGGGTCAACACGGCCAAGCGCCTGCATCTCGCCAGCTGGTCGGGAGCGAACTCCGTCGACGGAACGTCCGCGTCGAAGTTCGCCCAGTCGATCCCCGCCCTGACCTACGCCGCGCGCCAGTTGGACCTCCTCGCATGACCGACGAAGCGCCTCGCCGCCGTCCGATGACCCCGGCCCGGATGAAGCGTATCTGGGAGCGAGAGGGCGGCCTATGCGGAGAGTGTCGCCAGCCGGTCCCCCAGCGAGGCGGCGACCTGGTCCGATACGATCACCGTATCCCGTTCGAGGTCTGCCTTCACGACGAAGACTGGAACATCTTCCCGATCCATCGGGACCCCTGCGACCTCGCCAAGACGGCCCGCGACCAGGCCGACATCGCCCGCGCGCGTCGGCGCCGGAACAAGGCCGCCGGCATCGTCACCCGCCAGAAGACGCCGATCCCAAACCGGGGCTTCCAGAAGGGGCCGAAACGCGCCTGGGCGAAGCGTTCGTTCCCGTCTCGCAAATAGTGCATCTTTTTGGTTGCTGCGCCGGCCGGAGCATGGGATGCACTTCTTCACCGGCGCCAACCGGATAGGAGATCGAGACAATGAAGACCGCCGAACTGACCAAATCCGAACGCGCCAAGATGGAAGCCATGTGGGCGTCCCCCGTTCAACAGCGCGTCGCCGCCTCTAACCCGCTGGTCGCCGCCATCCGCTCCGCCATGATCCGCACGAACTGGAGGGTCAGCGTCGATTATCGAGATGGGAAAGCGACCGTCGGTCTTTTGGCCTATGACATCCGCGCCGGGAAGCCCGTTGGCTTCGCGACCCACAGGGGCCTTGCGGTCTTTCAGAAGGGCGAGACCGACAAAATCATCGATTTCTTGAACGCCCTCGAAGCCCCGGCTGCCTGATGCGCGTCGCCGTCTGCATGGAAACCAGCGGTCACGTCCGCGAAGCGTTTCGCCGCTTGGGTCATTACGCGATCAGCGTCGACTTCCTCCCGTCGCAGGACGGCGGAAACCACCATCAGGGCGACGTCTTCGAGTTCATCGAGAAGCGACCGTTCGAGTTCGATCTGGCGATCTTCCACCCCGAATGCACCTTCCATACGGTTTCGGCCGCTTGGGCCTTCAGGGACCCCGACTTCGAGCGCTATCCGGGCGTCGGCTATCACATGAAGCTGAAGCCGGGGACGAAGACTGGGGCCGAGCGCCGCGCCGCGCGCCAGCAGGCCGAGGCCGACTTCCTTCGGATCGTGAAGGCGCCAGTCCGCCGGAAGGTCATCGAGAATCCCAAGGGAACCATTCCGACGCGGCTCGGCCTGAAGCCCGACCAGATTGTCCAGCCGTATGAGTTTGGCGACGACGCCAGCAAGGGGACGTGCTTCTGGTATTTCGACGAACAAGGCCAACGCATCCCCTCGATGCGGCTCCCCATCGATCCGTCGAAGCGCTTTCCGGGCCGCTGGGTCGAATACCCCAAGGGGTCGGGAAATATGGTCGAGCGCTGGTCGAACCAGACCGACAGCGGCCAGAACAACGTCACGCCCAGCGATAGCCGCTGGCAGCATCGAAGCGACACCTATCCCGGGATCGCGGAAGCCATGGCGGCCCACTGGGCCGGCCCCGCCCCCGAGTTCATCTAAGCCTCGCCAAAGGAGAAGCCTATGCCAACCCCACAACCGGCCGAAAAGCCGAAGACCACCCGCCACCGGATAAACGAGGTCCCCGGCCGGACCACCCCGGCGCCGGGCCAGCCCCAGCCGGCCAAACAGACGCCGACCGAGAAGCGCGCCCAGCTGGAGGACCTGAAGGACACGGTCCAGGAGATCGAGGCCGGAAAGAAGGTCGATCAGATGATCGCCATGATGCGCCGCCCCGAGGGCGCCAGTCTGGACGAACTGGTCGACCTGACCGGCTGGAAGGACCATTCGGTCCGCGCCTTCATCTCCCGCAACCTGAAGGGCAAGAAGTCCCTGCCCGTCACACGCCGCAAAGCCGACGGCGGCACCAACGTCTATTCGCTCCCGGCGGCCGCCCCGGCTCCGGTCGAAACCGAGGAGTTCATCTGATGATCAGAGTAAACGACCAGGCAGGGTCCGACCGCATTCATGAGGCCGCCCAGGTCTTCCTCGACGTGGCGCGCGCCACCCTTCAGCAGACCATGGGCGACGGTATGCCGAAGGACGCCGATATAGCGGCCCGCTCGACTATGCAGCTGGCCGTTCAGTCCATCGCCCAGGCGGACCTTCGCCGGGTCGGTCCGGACAAGCTGGTCGAGGTCGATTTCGCCTTCGCGTCCGCCCGGGTGAAGGGCATCGCGGACGGCCTCGGCTTTACCCTGGGGGCGCTGGCCGGCTCCGGCCCGCTGTTCCAGACGGTCCTAGTCCATGGGGCTCTCACGGCTCTGACGAACGCCGTCGAGACCGGGACGCGGGAAGTCCTGAAGATGCAAAGGGGGCGGGGCTGATGGGCGAGATCGCAGAGATGATGCTCGACGGGACGATGGATTTCGAGACCGGCGAGTGGAACTTCGACGGCGCCGACGGTCCGGGTTTCCCGATGACCACCAGTCAAGCCAAGGCCTATCGACTAGGCCAGCGTGACTTCCAGGAGCGCCGCAAGTTCTGGGGCGACTGGATGACGGTCGCGCAGTTCGCCCGAGACGGCGAGCGCGCCGGCGTCCCCGCGACCCGCGCCAATCTCCGAAAGGCCATGGGCTGGTCGAGGAAAAAGGCTGGCGGGATCATCGCGGCCATGACGGACGCCGGGTTCCTACGCTGCAAGGCCGACACCTTCGGGCTGACGGTCAAGGGCGAGAACACGCTGGAGGCCTCCTGATGGGCCGGCGCGGCATGACGGCCGAGGAAGCCGACGATCACGTCTCGGAGTTCGGGACGGGCAACCTGGCCGGAGTCGACCATGGGGCCGAGCGAGCGGCCGACTTGAGACTGGCGGCCGTCCTGGTCGCCATGGCGGACGAACAGCGGGACCTCGCCCAGGCGGCGGCGGAACGCGCCGGCGAGACCGAGGCCTGGACCGAGAAGTGGCGGACCCAGTCGAACCTCGCGCCGGCGCTGAAGGAGGAAGCCTGGTTCGAACAGCGCGCCATCATAGCCGAGACCTACCGGGAGGAGGCTTCGATCCATCGGACCCGTCAAGCGGCCCTGGAGGCGGGCGCCCGGGCGCTGGGCCTGGACCTCCCGGACTAGACCGCCTCGGCCCGATCCGCCTCGACCTCCGCGAACAGCTGGCCCGTCTCCTCCAGGCGGGCCTTTTCGCCTGTGAAGGTCTCCCAGCGCTTCACCGCGACGTCCACATAGGCGGGGTCGAGTTCGACCGCCAGGCAGATGCGCTTCGTCATCTGGGCCGCGATGATCGTCGTCCCCGACCCGCTGAACGGCTCATAGATGCGGTCGCCCGGCTGGGAGTTGTTCTCGATGGGGCGGCGCATTGCCTCGACCGGCTTCTGGGTCCCATGGCCGGTGTCGCTCTTGCG